ATTTAACATAATAGGAATATTATGCGATTTCAGTGACTTAATTAATACCTGCAAGAATATGTTGCTTTCACCCATGTTTCTTTTCTGTTTTTAGATCTTTCAATAATATATTCCATAGCACTTTTATCCTTTTTTAGCGCATTTTCACACCATTCTTTATGATTTATTCTTTTTAATATTTTGATTTCTTTTGTATTTTTATTTAACAATATTTTGTATGTTGATTTTTCTTCAGCTAGAGCATAGGTGCATGTTATTGCTAACAATACACCTGTAATTATTTTTATCATTAATCGTCTTTTCCAAGAACTTCTTGTCTGTATTTGATTACTTCATCTGCTTTTAAATTCTTCAAATGGTATTTAATTAGAGCGTGAATTACATCTGTTTCTTTCATCATTGATTTTTTTTCAACAACAAATTTCATCAAAGTTTCTTTCACATCTTCGACTTCTTCTGATCTTAATTTATAGACTTTACTCATAACCAAGTTACCAAGTTAATTTTTTTCATCTTAACAAAGTTAAAAGGTTGACAAGTTAATTTTAAAAATATCTAATGTTTTTAAACAAAGTTAAAAAGTAACTTTTATGGATAAGATTGTTTTCTTGGATAGACAGTCCTTTATACAGGCTGCCTTTAATGAGGTTGCAAGAATCGTTTCAGAACACGGAAATGCCTGTCTAGAAGCATGTGTTCCTGCAATTCCTACAGAACGATGTTTAGAACAATTGGCTGTGGTTGCTTCTGACTGGTCATATGACTATTCAGTGATTGATGCCTATTTAGATACCTATAAAAAATCTAATGCTGAAATTTCTGAATATTTGGAAGGTGAGTGCTAATGAATCAAGAACACATCCAAAAGTTAATAGATTCATTAGAGCAACGTGTTTCTAAATTCGAGAACAAGTCTCCAGTTTCACAATCTCTGCTTGATGATGATTACAACCGTATGAATCGCTTTGTTAAGTCTTATTTTGAATTAGATTTAATTACGCATGAAGTTCGTGAGAATTATTCAAATCGTGTTGAAGCTGCTTATAAACACTACAGAACAAATCCTGATCAAAAACTAGCCAAAAACAAAGAAAACACAACAGGAAGCTCTCAAAAATCAGATCGAGCAACCCCCATTTATAATATGGGGGTAACGGTATTGGATGAGACCACTGAAATACCATCACTTGCCGACATTCGCCTTCAAACCGATCAATATACCTTTCCACGTAAGTTAGATAATTCACAAATTATTGTGACTGAACGTGGTTCAGTTCCAATTATTCATTCTGTTCCTTGTGATCGTGAAGGCTTTGCATCTATAGACTGGGTCTCTATTGGTATTGGTCAAGAAACGCTTGGAGATGAATACTTTTCTATTGATCCTGATGAAGCTGAAAGCATTCTTACTTATGCCATTGAAACTTTTTTAGATCAGCATTTATATGAAATTTTTGGCTTTGGTTTAGGTCTTAAACGTGAAAAGGGTATGCATCGTCATAAATATGGCTATGTCTTACAAAATGATTTTGGTCTTGTCTTGTATGGTACTGTTTCTAAGAGAATTACTATACAAATCAATGGTACAGGCTGTGCCAATGCTCGAAAAGGTTGGGAAAAACGCCTACATGAGTTTTTAAATAATACTGCTCGTCGTCCTAAAATTACCCGTGTTGACCTTGCCCATGATGATTTCGATGGTCAATTTTTAAATGTTGATGTCGCTAACCAATGGGACAACATTTATGGTTTTTGGTGTGGTGGTCGTGAACCCGAAGTTCAGCATTTCGGCTCTTGGAAAAGAATCAATGGCAAGGGTAGAACCCTATCAATTGGCAATCGTACCAGTGGAAAATATTGTCGTATTTATGAAAAAGGTAAAAAAGAGGGGAATCCTTTATCACTTTGGACTAGAGCTGAAGTCGAATTCAAATCTAATGACCGTTATATCCCGTTTGATGTTCTTCTTCGTCCTTCCCGTTATTTCCTTGGTGCTTATCCTTGTTTTGAATGGCTTTATGTCCAATTAGGCAATGACTTCATTACACCTGAAAAGACAGAAGTTATTAAAAAACAATCAGAAATCAGTTGGAATAAGGCTTTAGAAATTACCAAAATCCAGTTTGGAAAATACATACGTCAATTCGCTAAGTTCTATGAACCTGATGAACTAATACAAGTTCTTTCATCTGATAAGGATGAAGTTCCAAAACGTCTCAAATTTTCTCATGTCGCTGTGATCCAGTCGATACGCTCACAACAACCAATTGAAACGCATTTAGATGAACTCCCTTTGTTTGTTGGTGTTCCTCTAGTTAATCAATCTTCATATAAGGAATTTATCCATGCAATTTAAAACACAACTTGTCGTACTGGGTGCAAAGTCTAGTAAGGGCGAATACAACGGTCGTCCATTCAATTCAACCACTGTTTTTTACCAAGCTCAATTACAGGAAGGTGAAAACTTCGCGGGTCAAGTTGGCTCTGAATATAAGTGGGGTACTTCTGACAATTTCGAAAAAATTAAAAATCAAAAGTTCCCTTTCATGGCTGATTGCACTTTAGAACAAGTATCAAACGGCAAAACTACTGTAACGATCCTGAAAGAACTTACACCTGTTCCACAACCTAAATGACAAGGCGTAGGTCTGCTTTTGGCTATGGAACTGTAGTTTATAACCGAAATATAGGCTCTTTAGATCAGAAAAGACTTGAACGAATTGATCAGTATTTAGAGGAATATTTGCAACATTTGCAGACTTTATCTACTGATCACAATGACAAGATTAACGACATAAAACAACTTTTATGGGTCGTACAAAATGAACATAGATGTTTTAGATGAGGATGGTGCAAGCAACATTATGCATCCTGAAATCTTTGGTAAACCAAAGCCAAAACCTGCATTTTAAGGATTTAAAGACATGGCATACGTTTGTGATCAACTTCAAAACAATGATGGTGTCGTTACGTGTGTCTTGTGGGTTGAGCAAGTCACATTAAATGACTTCTTAGCCATTACACCTCAGCAAGCTGCTGACATTGGTATGGCTGCATGTCTTGTCATTGTTGTCGCTGCTGTATTTAACAAACTTAGTCACATAGGGGAAAAATCTCATGACTAAAGATCAAGAAAATCAATTAAATCTCATTCAATTACAATGCGGTTCTCCACCTAATCGCGTTCAAACAATCTTAAATCGTGGTGCTGTTGTTTTAACTCTCGCCTTAACTGGTGCATCAGCTAATGCTGCTGTGACTTTTGATGTTGCTGAAATTTTAACCATGCTTGGTTTGGCTGTTGTTGCTGCTGCTTCTATCGGTGTCACTTGGCTAGGTTTTACAGCGGGTATTGCGATTTGGCGTAATTTGCGTGCTGCTGCTAAGTAAGTAACACGGGGCTGTTTTCAGCCCTTTCTCATTTCACAGGGGATCATTATGGAACAAGCTTCAATTGCATATTGGTTAATTCCAGTAGTTATGATTATTGCTATTACGGTACTTGTGAAATGAGATTAATAAATTACTTAGTCTTTGTTTTTTTAACACTTCTCTCATTTCCTGTGCTTGCTGATATGGAATGTACAACGTCTTGGGGGTCTTCCAAGGGTGTTGCATCATCAATCGGCGGTGCGTGTTCTTCTCTTGCTGCTAGTGTTAATAAAGTAAATTCGAGTTGGGCTTTCGATAAATCAGTTGTAAAAACTGAGACTTCGGGCGAATGTTCATTAAAAAATTCGGCTGGTGCTGGTACTGCAACTGTTCCTGTTTCATGTACCAAAATTGCTTGTCCGACTGGTAGAAGGGAGTCATTCGATTGGTGGGCTGATCGTTCTTTACCTGGTTCTGTTTGTATAAGTAAATGTAATTATATACGTCCGACTGATGAGGGTGTCGGTTGTGTAGGTTTGGATAAACCTGATCCAATTTCAGGTGTTCCCCCAGGCATTGAATCATGTGGAAAATACGTTTCGACTGGAGCTGAATGCAATCTACCTGATCCTGACCCAAAATCACAACCAAAACCGCCAAAGCCTCCCATGGATCCCTCAAAATGTAAAAATTCTTCTGGTCAGGATGGTTATTGTAAAAAACCTGACGATCAAGCATGTCCTTCGGGCTATAAACAAGCAATGTTTAACAATCAGCAAGTTTGCGTTAAAGATTCATCAAATACACCGAATCCCAATGATCCGAATAATCAGCCGAATCCCCCGAATCCTAATCCACCGACTCAACCTCCGAGCGGTTGTGCTAATGGCGCACAGTATTGTGATAATCCCCCGAACGAAAAAGCTTGTCCAACTGGTTATTACCGTACGTTTTATAAAGGTCAAGAAATATGTGTAAAGAATAATCCTGACCCAAATAATCCTAATCCAAACGATCCAAATACGAATCCAAACGCTAACCCTAATCCAAATCCAAATCCGAACCCTAATCCGAATCCAGACGGTGGCAACGGCTTAGGTGGGGAGTTCTGCGAAAAAGGTGGTAAAGCGGTATGTGATGTGCTTAAAGAAATGAAAGATTTTTTGACTGACGATCATGAACTTCCCACTGATGAGCATCCTGAAATTGTTGAGCATAATTTGGGTGATTATGAATCTAATTACGTTTCTTGGTCTGCTCAGTGCCCGCCTGATCAAAGTGTTCACATTAATTTAATGCGTCAATCAACAACGCTTATATTGTCTTGGCAACCGTGGTGCATGCTTCTATCTAAGCTTCGTTGGGCAATCATTGCTTGTTCATATTTTGCTGCGGCATACATTATTTTAGGGATGCGTTGATGCTTAAATATCTTTTTATGCTTGGTTCTTGGTTGTTAAGCAACTTCGCTAAAAAGGTTTTGCTTGGCGCGGGCGTTGCAATCGTTTCATCTGCGATTATTCAGACTGTTCTAACCTCATTTATCAATAAAGCTATTGGTGCATCCTCATCTATCGATCATACATATCTAGGTTTGCTAGCTATTTCAGGACTAGATCAGGCAATTTCCATTGTTATTGGTGCACTTATTGCTAGGGCCACAATTGTCGCAGCAGAAATGTCATTTAAGAAATTAACATGAGCGGGCGCGCTATGTGCACAGCGTTGCACCTCGCTACGCGTAGTACGGGGCGCGCCTGCAACAGGTATTGATTATGCTTATACTTATAACTGGAAAGCCTGGATCATTTAAGACAGCAAAGACTGCTACACTTGCAATTGCTTACTTAAAAGAGGGGCGATCTGTATATACCAATATTGATCAATTTGATTATGACGGTGTTCAAAAGTTACCTGAAAATGCTGATTGGCGTGATACACCTGACGGCTCAGTCGTGATTTATGATGAAGCTCAGCAGTTTGAATTTTTTCAATATAAGGGTCGTGAAAAACTCTCCAGTGATGGTCGTGTCAAAGAATTAGAAACACATCGACATTCTGGTCATGATATTATTCTTGTGACTCAGTCTCCAAGCTTTATACATAATCATGTTTTAAGCCTTGTGGGTTCACACTATCATTTGCATCGTGCCTATGGACGTGGCTTTGCTGATGTTTTTTTATGGCGTTATGCAGTAACTATGCCCGATTCAACGGGTGCAAAAAACAAAGCTGAATCACACGAAAAATTTAAGCCTGATTCAAAAATCTTTGAACAATATAAGTCAACAACATTAGATACCCATAAGCTCCGTGTACCTCCGATATTTTGGAAATTAGGTGGTTTTTTAGTATTTGTTGTTATTCTCATTTCATATATGGTTTTTGGATCAGACAATCCTTTCCTTTCTGCTCATAAGATCAAAGACAATATTGACGCTTCAACAGGAAAAAAAGAGCAGCATACAGTTGTGTCTTCACAAGCTGCATCTGTTACCTCGGATAAAATATTGAATTTAGAAGTTGAGTGTCGTAAAGGTCAAAACGTAGAAAAACCTGAATGTGTTGAATGGTTTAATAAGCTCACTAAAAATGGCGGTTCTGTAGGCTCAGATAAGCTTCAAATTGCATATAACCCTAACAAGCCTTATGACACAAAACTTCCAGATAATTACATGATTCAGGTTAATGACTATCCACGTCTGTCGGGCTGTATGACTCTCTCCAGTGGCAAGTTGATTGGTATAGATCAGCAAGGCAACTACATGCAGAACATTACTGAAGCTGATTGTCGTAAGTATATGAATGGTTATCGACCATTTGACTACTCACATCAGCAAAACAATCAAGAAACAAACATAACTCAATCAAAAATCAATGGGGTTACATCACTATGACTACACTTTCACTAGCGGATACTGTTCAATTACAGCAGCTTATTTTTTTTGTATTTGCTGTTGGTGTATTCGTTGGCGCAATTTGCACAGGATTCCTGACTACGCTTAAAAACCTTGTTTTCTACCATTTCGATCAACCAACACGCATCAGAACAAACAACGGTTATTTATATAGATTCAGAAATAAGTACGTTCCATTGGCTGAACGTCAAAATTTAATGAAACAGGCTATTGAACAACATAGGGCTTTGAAAAATGGTAAGTAGGGTGGTTCAGAAAGATTGGAAGCGTACCCAGTTACGTTTGCCTTCTTCACATTATGAAGCTGTTTTGGCTTATGCGGATTCGAATAATTTATCCATTAACTCCGCAATATTAGAATTGATTGATAAGGCATTATTGAATAATTCTTCTCAATCTCAGGTTTTAAATGAAGCTTTTGCTGATTTAGTTGCTCGAAAGGTCTTTGATTTGAATAAATAATTCAATTATTATTTGTGTTACACGGTAACATAATGCATAATAATTTTAGTCTTATTAGTTACACGGTAACGCAAAATGAAAGATCAGCATGACAATAAAACAATAGATGCATTCAAGCCTTTACCTAAGACATCTGCCGAAAGACAGCTTGAATATAGAGAGCGCAATCGAGAAAAAGGTGATACCAAACGCCTTGATACTATTATTGATTTAGATTGTTATTTAGCGCTTAAAGAGATTTCTAGGCTTGAAAATGAAACAATGCGACAAACCCTTGAGCGTATTATTAAAGATGCTTCTGATCGCACTCCGGGCGCTTTAGCTCGTTTGTTTGGTTTTAAAGAGGTTTGATTATGTCTACTGGTGATATTTTAGGTTTTGCTGCTTTGGTCTTTTTTCTTATCGGTTTTGGTGTAATAACATTTAATTATGTTAAAGATAAAATTAAGGAAGGTGATCTTATGGAATTTTCTAAGGATGAGGTTGAAGATATTTTTTGGATGATTTGGTCTTCCGATCATTCTTCCAGTAAAGTAAAAATTCTTAATAAGATATTTTAAGTTTATAACCCATGTCCTATTTGTGGTGGTTTCTTTGATAAATCAGATAAGCATCATCACGATGATTTTTAGGTTCAGCACAGCTTTGCTGTGCTATATATGCGCTAACAAAGCGCATATATTGATTGAGCCGTGTCACGTCCCAGTACCTAGAAAAAACCGCACGTCTGTGCGGCTTAAGCTGGCTGTCTAGCCAGCTATAAAAAGAATTTGAGTATTTCGTTTTCTGATTACAAACAAAAAAGATTTGGTTTTTCACCGCAATAACAGAGCTTTCGGAGTATTCCGAAAGCGAACTGACATACAGAATGACAATGATAATATGCGGTTAAAGGTAGGTGAGTAACTATGCTACTGGAGAACTTAGGCTCTTAATATGTAGTCCTGATTTTGCATAATATTTGTTATGTTACATGAAGTACATTTGATTAAATTTAATTAATTGATTCAAGTAATTAGATTTAATCAAATGCAGCTCGCACACACAGTAGTGAATAGCGAGCTGTTCATTTGGAATACTTCATTTAACATAATAGGAATATTATGCGATTTCAGTGACTTAATTAATACCTGCAAGAATATGTTGCTTTCACCCATGTTTCTTTTCTGTTTTAACAACATATTTAACGCCTTTACCACTAGTAACCATGTCAAATGTGATTTTTGCCTCAAGCGGAAAATCGGACTGTTTAAATTTGCGAAGCAAAGCTATGTTTGCTGAATCTTGCCAGTTAAAGGTCTCACAACCATTGCCAATTGCATTACCTTGAGATAAATCCATTGGAATTTGACAAAATAGCTGTACATGATCGTAATGACGACCCGAACCATCTGTAGGTTTAAAATCAACAGCTTTAGCACCTAAGATTTTTACAATTGATGTATGCATTACATTCTCCGAGCAGTTATAAGCACATGATCGAGTCGCTTGGGAAATGCAAGCGGATCAGAGCAACAAATTAAATTAATGAGTTCTTCAGGTTCGAATACATCTTTGAAGACATTGATATATTTACCGTATTGATGCTTTAAATTCTCAATAGCGGTTTGGAAATTGATTTGAGCCGTTTTAGTAATTGTTTCAATACGTTCAGGCTGTATGTGTTCAGCTAGATCACGGAAACATGGATAAGCAGCAATAAAATATTCACTGGGCGCAAGAAGCATATCGAATGGTAAGACACGATCTATTGATTTAAACTCTACCTCGGCGCGCTGCCAATTATCATCAGGATCACCCTCAGAACGACCTTTTTCATATATTCTCAAGTACTTACCTGAATCGCGACTACCGATACATAAAGTACGACCTTTACCATTTGGTCTTCTCCAATTGCCTTTATGTTCGATATTTGGAGCACGATTGCCGAGTTGAAAGCCACCTAGCCCATCTTGCATATTTCCCCAATCAACACTGACATGCTTACCTTGGAAATCATCATGAGCAATGTCTACACGAGTTAATTTAGGACGCTTAGCTTGAGTCACCAAGAAATGATAAAGCCTTAATTCCCAACCATCTTTAGCAAAGTTACAGCCACGACCATTGATCATGATTAAAATTGTATTACGTTGACCGCCAATACAAACAAAGCCGAAATCCTCACCAAGTACATAACTTTGTTTATAAAAATTAAGACCATTGTTACGACAATAAGTTGTTGAAAAACCAAATATATGTTCTAAGGTGGCATTCAATTCATCGACGGCTGCTGACCACATATGAGTATCTAAAACAAATTCATCATCTGATTCATACTTAGAACTAATGAAACCCGATGCGTGTTCAATCGTGCCTAAAGTCTCAATACCACAAGTAAAATTAACCCAGTCAATTACTGCAATCTCATTATCAGCAGGCATTCTGTATTCAATATGCTTGACGCCATCATTAGTCATAATCATATGAGTATGAGGAATGGCATATAAAGGATCATGTTGATACGGGAGATCGGCGAATTGTGGACGAGTATCAGATTTCTTTACCCCCATCTTATTAATGGGGGAACCAACTGCCTTATTTTCCATTCCCCCCGATAATGCAGTGGGGATTGGTTGTTTTTTATACTTATCCATTAACAAATCCCCATAGCACGGAAATTATCGTTTTCTGCTTTGATAGCGTCACAGTAAGCAGCTACCTTGGGATTCTTAAAGCCCCACTGGATCATTGTTGATTCAATGTAAAAAAGAACAAACTCAGTCTCAAAGGCTGGATTTCCCCCTACGATTAGTTCGACTCCCCGATCATGAATGATCTTGGCTACAGTCTCGAAAGCTAGTTCTTTTTCCATGTGACAACATCACAAGCAACAATTTGACACGAATATAACAGAATTGCACGTAACACAGCAACCTGTGACAAAATAACAGTGTTGCATTAAACAATGTTAGGACATCACATGAAAAAATCAGACTTATCAAAAACATATAGAATTCGTGGAGAATTCGTAGAAGCAATTAAAGAGAAATCGCTTGACTTTATTATTGAAACAAAAGAGCGAATAGAAGAAGCAGATGTAATTAATGCGTTAATTTACAAACACTTAAAAGGAATTAATGCTAAAGATGTAACAAAATATATAGAAGAAGTAAAAAAAGCAGATTAAGAATAGATGTTGATCCTGACTACTAGTAAGTGCCCCACCCTAAAAAAACGCTTCGCTTTGCGCCAACGCGCCTGCGGCGCGTTTTTTTAGGGTGTGTCCTTCGATTACGCATAATGAGCACTGATGTTAAATGCCGTTCGAGTGCGTTTATATTGTCGCATCATTGACAAAAAACCCACTGGAGACTCTCCAGTGGGATTATTTGTACAACGAAAACGGCAAGTAACATAATGCAGTTATTATACGTATAAAGATTTTTTAGGAATTGGCTTAACACTATAGATTGAATACTTCGGACGACCTTTGCCGTCTTTGCCATCGGCTGAATACTCGATCTCAACTTCTTGTGAATTTTCAGCGCATTGATGCAATACAGCTTTGATTTGTTCTTGTGGCATTGAACCAACGGCACTTGGTGAAAGTACATGAACTTGTGGAACAAGCATTGTGGTTTGGAAATACTCAATAGTCTTTCCTGATTTCTCATCATCGAACTTGCCTGTAATGAAGATTGATGTTAAATATCAATCGGGTGCATCTTCGATTATCGCATTGTTGACATACAAAAAAAGCCGTGTAAAAACACGGCTTTGTTAGTATATCTAACACATTGATAAGTAACATAATCTAAAAATTATGCGTAATTATATATTATTAAGTATTTGATATATAATAGTTATTAATATCTATCCTCTCACAAAACCTAGTCACTATACTGCAAACTAAATTTTTACTCCCAACTGTGCCACCAATACCTGCTTCAGCTTTAGTTGTTTCTAGATTTAATGTTGATGCAGCCGTCTTACTATTCGCACCAGTCACAATTG